ACGTTGGGAGCTTTCCTACGCTCACTACCCGTGCTCTCCGGCCCGTGGGACGATGAATTTCACCGGCGGCGGTGCGCTTTTTGCACTCGCGAGAATTGCGACGAGTGCCCGAACGAGGAGGAGCGGGGAAATCCGACGTGGTGGCTCTCTCTCGAGGCTGAGGAGGCGCAGACATGAAAGTAAAAGCACATTGGACACCCTACCGGCTGACCGCGAACAAGACAAAGCTCTATGCGCTCGCAAAGAGCCTATATCCGTGTATAGAGCCCATGAAGAATACGGACTTTATCAAATATTCCCGCGTCCGGGACTACGCTCTCGATTTTTGGAGCGGTGAACACTTCCACCATCTTTTTTTGAGTGTATGCGGAGGGCAAGCGAGGCTCGCGGATTGGTGGAGTACATACGACGAAAACGACGAGAGAACGGAGCATTGGGAGTGTCGTGTCCTCGAGCTGGACGAACTCCGAGAGTTCGGGCTCGTGGAGGAGGTCACCGTATGAGCGGCCCGATTTACGGTCGAACTTGCGAGGGGTGCGAGCACGTTATAGCGGAAAAGTGGGTAAAAGGCAAGACGGCGCACAGGTGCAACGCGCCGGGCCCGTGCCGGGGCTATGTGGTGGGACAAGCGTATTTTCTCCCCTATATCCCGGCATGGTGCCCGAGGTTAATAAATCAAAAGGAGGGCTCCAAATGAAAAAGGTCTATTCAAAGAAACTCGGCGGAGAGGTATTCGCCCTCGCGCCGGAGCAACTCGAGGTTTTTCGAAACGCGGGCTATCAGACCCCGACCCCGGAGGAGGTTATCGCGGACGCGGGAGAGGCTACGCTCACTCCGCCGGAGGACAAGCGGGCGTATGTGGTGCTCAACCTCAAGTCGGGCGAGTTCGCCGTCCGGGTGCGCTCGTGTACTCTCAAGGGGAGCGAATATAGCGCCGTCGTTGGGGAAATCGTGCAAGCGGGCCTTTTGAAACGCCTCGCGGAACAGGCCGACCCGGACAGGCCGAAACCGGCGGCTCCGGCGGCGGGCACGGCCTCCCCGTTCGTCGCTCTCTTTGCCGAGGCCATTAAAAAAGCGTTCGTCGGCGGGACGGAGGCCGCGAGCCAGACAGCACAGACGGATAACGCCGCCTCCCCTATCGGAGCTATTATCTCCGAGGCTATCAAGAAATCCCTCGGCGGCGCGGCGGCTCCATCTGCCCCGGCCTCCGCTCCGACGGGAGCGGTCAATACGGAGGAGGTCGTCGACAAATGAGCGGAGAGGGATACACTCTCGGGACGTGCCGCTATTGCGGACAAGTCGTAAGTCTCGAGCGGGAGCGGCCCACACAAGAGGCGGCGGATATTGCCGCCTCCGAGGAGTGCTCTTGTTATGACGCTCGGGAGGAGCGGGCCATACGACGGAAAATCGAGAACGCGCAGGACAGGATACAAAAGGTTTTCGGGAGTGAGGCCGAGGAGCTCGGCTTTCGGCCTATCAACGCGCCGGAGCCTATCCAGCTCATGAACGATATAGCCGTCCTTATCGCTCGGGGATACATAACCTCCGCCGTCGTGAACGTCCGGGGCCAGTGTAGAGCGAAAATCTCGCTCACCAGTAAAGAGAAAATCAAGGTAGAGCGGAGCGAGACGCGCTCCTATCAGCTTGAGGAATAGGAGGCGGCGGGAAATGGTAAAGCTCGGAGACCGCCGTACCGTCCACCCGGTAACGCTGGACGGGCACGAAAAGGGCAAGCCCCGCCCGCTCACGGGCACAGTGGTATATATCCACCCGGCGGGCCGGTATTGCGTCCTCGAGTTCGAGGTCGGCACACGCGGCGAGCGGATACGGGAGAGTTTTCAACTTATCGAGGGGGAAATCGCGGAATGAAGAACGAGAAAAGCCGCCCGGCGGAGTACCGGCCTACCGCGAGCGGCCCCATGAAATTATATCTCGTCCGGCATGAGGACGGGCAGGAAATCACGGTAAACGGTCGGAACAGGTACGAGGCCGTGACCGCCGCCGCCCGGAAATGGGGCGTAAGGTGGACAAGCATAGCTCGGGCGTGCGAGTTTATCGAGCTCGCCTCCGAGGACGACGAGGGGGGAACAGCACCATGACCGCAAGAGAACAGCGCCAGCAGAGGCGCAGGGCCCGCGCTATCCGGCGGCGGGTCTCCCGTGTGCTCGCTTTCCTCGCCCTCCTCGCCGCGCTGGTGCTCATTGTAGCCGCCAGAGCGAAAGACAAGACCGGCGAGGCCGTACTCCCGGAGACCGACCCGCTCCCGCTTGCGACAGTAACGACCATAGAAACCGCGCCGCCGGTAACACTGGCTCCCGTGGCGGAGTCGGAGGCCGTCTCCCGGTACGCCGGTATCGAAATCAGCGACGAGGACGTTTATACCCTCGCTTGCCTCGCCTATCACGAGGCGCGGGGCGAGCCGTTCGAGGGACAGGTCGCCGTTATCGAGGTCGCGCTCAATCGGTGCTTGTCCGACTACTTCCCGGATACGGTCGAGGAGGTCGTATTTCAGAAGTACGGCGACGTATGGCAGTTCTCCCCCGCTCCCTACCTCTACACGGCGGAGCCGACGGAGACGCAGTACGAGGCCGTCTATACCGCACTCGCGGCGGAG